TTCGAAAGTCTGGGTTGTTGCCATATAAAAAGTGCTACATTTGGTTTATAAGCCAAATGTAGCACTTATGTTTATATAGGGAAAATACAAAATCAAGGTCTGCACCTCGTATAGTTAACAAAATCACTTCCCATGGATATATATAAATTGCTTTTTTTATGAAACTGTTCTATACCGGCACAATATTCTGGAGACTCTTTTATATATTTTATGCTTGCATCGTATCCTTCGCACATCTTCACTCTTACACTCTCGCGCTCCTTTAAATATGCTTTTTCAAAGTCTTCGCGAACTTTTTTCAATTCTTCAGAGCCTGGAGTAAGAGTTTTCTCGTATTCAATTTGTCGCTTGCATCTTTGAGCAAAAGAGTTATCGTCTTCAGGTTTCTTGCTTTCTTCTTTTGCTATTTCAACCTTAGGCTCGCTCTTAACGTATGGCTGTGGCTTTTCTTTAGGCACACCATAAGTATTCGCTATCTTGTTCATCTTTTTACCTACCGACTGTAAGCCTTGAAACAAGATAAGCATTACGAAGAACACCGCTGACAAAAGAAAGTAAGTATCCATATTCTTGATGTTTTAATTATTATATCGCAAATATAAACCTTTTTCTTTATATTGCCAAGTTTTCTTGCTTTTTTATTCCACTTTCACGTACTTCAGATATTTAATTGTAGCACGAGGGTTAAAATTCACGAGCTTCACATTATAGCCTTTCGTTCCCCAGCGCCAGAAGAGGAATCTATGTTTATAGTCACGCACGATGAACATTGCTATAGAGTCGCGCATATTATATTGTAGAATGGAATCCGAGAGTGATAAGTGTATGTCTGTCCAATGGTCATGATATATATAGTCATTATCTGCAGGTGCTGCTTTTAACTTTATGCTGTCTCGTGTCGATATCTCCGTCTGAAGTTGTGAGGTTATTGCTACAGGTTTTACATCTAAGTCTTTTAGCAGAGCTTTATCTGCAACCTTCTTGTATTCCTCTTTCGTTACTACAAGAGCAGGTGCTGATGCTACAGGTATCGTATCGCGAATGGTATCATGGACAATACTCGGATAGACATTCCATGAGTTCAATATCTCTATCTGAGATTGCAAATGTTCAATCTTTCTTCTGTATTGCTCTCTCTTAACGAGCAAGGTCATAATGAAGATTATTACGGCTGCAATGACTATCAGTATCGCAGGCATAAGAAAATCCTTCTTTTTCATTTTATATGGATTATGTTATTAACATGCTTACCTGGTACAGAAATATGTACCCACGAGTAGTTATACTCATCGATGCATTGTCCTACGCTGATTTTGCCTTGACGAATAAGAGATACTGCAGTCTCAAATAAGGCCTTATTGTCTTCCTTGGTGCTACCCATGGCGTGGATATCTGCAGCTTGCCCTAATAGATGTTGCGAAGTTCTTGAACCACCAACAGTTTTGTTAAGCTCTTGGCAGCGATATCCTGAGCTTACGATGATTGGTTTGCCGAATGCCGTGCGCAATGGCTCCAAGACTGTCTCTGCCAGTAGCTTCAAGTTTGCAAGGTCTGACTTAGATGGAGTGTTATCAATAGCTCTATTGCGAGCTGTTACCGAGCGAGTGAGCTCCTCGAGAGTAAAGTGCTGTGATAATTGCATGATGTCTTATGTTTAGTTGGTTTGTCGTTCTGCAATATTGAGGTATTCTGCCAGTCCTGGTATGCGCTCGATGAATTTGAATCGAAGTATATAATACAGGAAGGACACGATTTGCCATGGTGTAGTACCAGGCTTAAATATCTTCTTCAGGTTCTTCAGTATATTGAGAGCATAGAAGTAGAGTACCACGTATGTAACGAAGCTCACACATTGCAGAGCTCCTTCGTACTGATGTTTCATCTGACCAACAGTATATATGGCACAGCAAAGTATGAAGAACACGGTAGCTTCTGCGCCACATCTTAAAGCCTTCTTTAGGCTAAAGTCTTCATGATTAGCTATCATGCCAGACAGGTAGCCAAAAAGAAAGTTAAGGAAGAATACTATCATTAGCGATGTCAGCTCTCCCTCAATAGGCTTGAGGAAGGCTATAACTGCGATGGCGATGCCTACGCATAGTGAACGGATATTTTCTATCATAGTTGGATTTATTGTTATATATAGACAAAGATAGCAATGTGATTACCAGGATAAAAATACGGATTGTTGAAAGTATGCCCATATCCGCAAGTCCATACTCCTGCAGGACATCGGTAAGCTTTTGATTTGTAACCTTCAAATTCCTTAATTTTATCAATTAATCTGTTGCTTGCTTTCATAATTTCAATGTTTATCAATGGTTATTTTAATTGTTCGTATATCATATAATTATTTTTTTAATATTATTTATAGGTGTAAAATTTGGTATTTAAATAAATAATGGTAACTTTGCAAAGGATGGAGTTTTTCGAATAACAGGGTTCAGTCGATCAGAGACGGTGCACCGATTGTAAAACTCCATCCTTATTTTATAGAGTATACATGCCCGTAATTATTCATTATCATAATTGTACGCCATTGAGTTTTTTTACCGTTCTGAACTAATCTATATCTATAGGTTCCATAGAGGGTAATAGAATCGGCATCTTTTTGCCCCCTGTATTTTCTCACAGGAATTTTCGCTCTTGAACCTGACCATATAGAGCGATTTTGTGTTGTTTGTAGTTTTTGTATTTGAATATGCCCTGATTTGGAATTTCTTAACTGATTAGTTCCATTTAAATCTAAAGTCATATAGGGAGACTCAAAAGCTGGCTTCCAGATTCTTTTTCCGTTGTAATAAAAAAGCGTTTTTGACGTACAATTTTGTTCAAATATTGAAGAAACAGACATTAGATAAATATACATATCAGAACTTAAATCAACACTGCTTTTGCTTTCGTCTAATTTGTAAAAGCTATCGACGTAGCTATAATCGGATATATATAAATACAATACACCACCGCCACAAATGGTGCAAACGCTATCTGCAAAAACTTCCTTATCATCAATAAATACATGCCAAGTAACATCTCTTAAAAGTTCATTGACTTTTTCCCAAGAATTGGTTTTTTTAGAGATAAAAGCACGTAATTGCGGTACATTTGTCAACTTAAATCTAAAAATACCAAACCTCGCAGCATAAGCATTAAGACGTGCTCCACCATCAAGTTTACCAAGTGGCATAGCCTTGCCAATTACATACTGAGTTTTGGTATTTTTTTTCTTTGTCGTAGAAGCCTCATGGCTAATTTTTATCCAATCTCCAAATTGAGTTTCACTATCACTTTTAAAGATTGTCCTTTTATAGACCTTGCCAAGCTCTCCTTGTCTACCATAAGCAGTTTGCTCGATGGTATCAAAACCGTTCCCATCCTTAGTCGTAGTGTGAATTGTAATACAAGTATACGCACCCGTAGAACCAGCAGGTCTACCAAGAGTACACCAAGGATATACGCCTGTTGCAAGAGCGTTATTCATGTTTGTTTCTGTCAATGTTGGTAGGTTATTAAGAGCATTATTTGCCCTATTAAGAGCGTTATTAGCTGTTCCCTCTATACCATCAACTTTGTTTACTCTTGCCTTATCCCACGGTGTCATTATACCATTGGTTCCTGTATAAGAGCCATTAGCAGCCTTAGCGTCATTGAGTGGAATAACTTTGTACACAGGCTTTAAGTCCAACTTGCCAACCACGAATATGTCGCCAACGTTCGCACCCTCTGCGCCTACAAGACTTGTAATCGAAGAGTTGATATTGATGCGTGTTTCTGAAGATGGTAGCTTGCCACTACTATCGGCTATAACGTAGAAGTTAAGGCTATTATTAGTCACCTTAGCATACTTAATACCTAAGCTCGCTACGCTTTCAGTAGTAAGATTAATCGAGCCTGCCAATGGAATTGTTCCTTTGGCTGGCAGATATGCTGCATCAGCACACTCCTTAAACTTCTGAAGTCCTTCGTAATCTAAAAATTTCATCATAACTTAAACTACTTAAAAAGATTTTCTATATCTGTTGTTGTTATTTTCTCGCATTCTGTTATCTCTTTAATGTGTTGTAACCAATCTTGGTACGTTCCCTCGAAGCCCTGGCTTAGTGCAGCTTCGTATGCCGACTCGCCTCGAAAGTCGAAGCCTTTTATTTGATAACATTGCTTACCGTTACCTGTATCTCGGATGAGCAATATCACATCCTCGTTTTTCAATTTGTCTACGACTTCGAGTTGCGTGACATTTAAAACTTTCTCTTCTTCCATAATATTTGTTTTAATTTAATACACTTAATCAGAATAGCCTGTAAGGAATCCACCCCAGTAGGCATGTAGACTACCATTCAGATTTGTTTCGTCGAGGATTTTTGTTCCGAATATAGCGTCTTCGTATTCACTTCCAGACGAGCCTGACACCTCCATTGGAAAGGCATTACCACCATTAGAACGAAAGCCGTGGTCGTAAGTGTAACCATCCCAAGAATAGAAACCGATCTCCTTCGTCAGAGGGGTGAAGTCACTACTATTGTCAACATACCAGATTAACACCTGTTTCTCATTAACGTACTCTATAGCAGACGTTAGATGTAACGTTTGACCAGGCATTAATACAAGAGCACGACCTCTGCGACCATTACAAACAAACACGCCACCCTCATAGCCTGTTGCTGCATATCCTCCACCTCCTTCAGGAAGTATTGTTGGCACAAGAGTATCTATGCCAGATACAATCTTATAGTTTCCCTTATCAGCAATTCGTGGGTCGGCAAAAACAACAGAAGCATAGTTATGATATGTTTTCATCAAGCCTCTGTTGTCAAAATTCTTATAGCTTTCAAACAAAGAAGGGGTCGTCTGTGCCCATTTCGCCACATAAGAATTATATTTAGATGCAATTGTGAGCTTCACACCTGCTTCTTTTAGACCGTTAACAGTATATTCCTTGTCGTTATAATCCTTAATGGTATGCGTATCAAGCATAGGAAGGATTACACGAGAATGAGATACCGTTACAGACTTATGAGCTTTCATGTCGCATACGATAAACAAATCATTATTTGTACTCAGGTCTTCGTAATTTTCTACCAAGATACCTTTCAGGTGTAAGTCTCCTGTAATGACAGTATTATCCGCATCGAGAGTAATCTTACCCTTTTCTATGTCGATACCTGTGCGCTTTAGTGCAGCTTTATTAGCCACATCTTCCGTTGCCTCAGTCCAAGGAGTGTTGTTGACACCCTCTTCGAGCTTGGGTTGGCAAATCTGTAAGGAACCTGAACCTGAAGCACCATAAGCCCTTATCGCTATAACCTGCTGAGAGTTGTCTTTTGCAGAGAAATGATACCAGACCTTAGTCCATTCGGTCGGAATATTCACCATCTCAACATATCCAGAAGTGGTGCTATTACCTTTCGAAGAGGTGTAAAACGAAACGCTGTTATTGCTACATTCAGCATACTTTACATTAGTTTGCAAGCTGAACGTACATTTTACGTTTAACTTACTTGTCGCATTTATGCTCCTCACAAAGAAAGATAGAACATAGTCCTTGTTTGCAGTAACAGGAATGTTATTAAATTGTACGATGGTTTTTGCCTCATTTTGCCCAACAGCCGCTTCGCTCAAACTACATCCATCCTTAGCATTTGCCTTTACGTTGCTTACCGTGTTAAGATTGCCACCTGTATTAAGGTAGCGAGTGTTGTCAAGCATGTTGCCACCTTGATAGTTGTAATCCTCCTCCGAAAGAGTCCATCCGTTGTAAGAGTCCGACTGTTCAAGCATAGGTCGACAGATATAGCCGTCAATGAGAGTAGTCGAAGGCGGTCGGAAGAATAGTCGCACAGAGCAATATGAGTAGCCTCCCGAAGCCACGAAGGTAAACGACACAAGTTGCCATGTGTTTGCTGAGTTCAGAGTCACAACTTTGTCAAGAATTGTACCTGTTGCCGCTGTAGTAGTTTCAACATTACCTGTTATTGCCTTCTGTCCGAACACTTTGACGTATAGAGGAGCATTCGTATTAGAAACCTTCACCCAACACGAAATGGTGTATTTCTTACCTCCTACAATAGGAATATTATTAGTTTTTGCAGTATAGCCTTCCCATCGCAACGCAGGGAATGAGGTAGATGAAGTAAATGTATGAATGCAATTACTTCCCTCATATCCGCTAAGCCTCTCTACTGTAGCTTTGGAAGGTGTAGACAAAGCAAAACCTCCATTCCTTGCGAAGTCAGAGTTCACAAGCAAGTTTCGTCTGCTTACTGCTTGCTCCGTAAGACTAAGAGAGATTTCCCTTGCTGTCTGAGTAATCTTACTCTCGAATGTTGTAAGGTCTTGGTCGCTACGAATAGGAATTGCTGTCACCTGCTGGTCAAGACTATCTACATCATCTTGGAGATTATTAAGATTTGTATTCAGAGTGCCAACTTGGTTACTAACCTCGGTATATTTCTGCTCATACTTCTTTGTTGTCTGGATTACAGAGCTGTTGAACTTAGATACGTTGACTACGAACTGCACCTGCTGATAGTACATCACGCCATTGTAAGAGAACCGAATAGTAGCATATCCTGCGGTCTTGCTTATCTGAGTAGTAGCGCCATCGACTGTAATATCCTCTTTTGCCACATTGGATATTTTTACACGCAAGCAAATTTGTTCTGAATTATATGTAACTTCACATTTGCAATTCTCCGTGCGATAAACAGCTATATTCTCAACCTGACTCGAGATATTCTCTTTCTTTTGGTACACATAGACCGAAGCATCTCCTGTAGCTCCGTCTGCTACCAAGCCGTTGTCTTCAGTATTAAAGACTACAGGAACACTATTTACTACGATATTGATAGCATCCTCACCATCCTTACCATCTACTCCGTCTTTGCCGTTTGCTCCTGGAGCTCCGTCTACACCTGGTAAGCCTTGGTCGCCTTTATCTCCCTTATCGCCTTTAGAGCCTGTATCACCCTTGACATAAGTCCACTTGTAATCACGCCAATTGGTAGAGTCTTTCTCGTTAGCATCGACAAGCGTACCAACATAAGGGTAAGCATCACCATTTGGATTCGCAACCGTAAAGCCTGTGCCATCGGAAGCCTTCATCCATGCGGTATGGATGTAGTATTGTGTAGCAGACTTTCCGTCTTCGCCCTTAATCTTGCCTACATTTGTATAGCCATTATGATTGCTGCCATCCTCAGTAGTCGTGCCAGTGTACACCCACAAGAAGCCATCAATGATATAGCCATCTCCTGCAGTTCCAGTTGTAGGCAGTTCAGAAATGCTGCCAAACGTTCTCTTGATGGTTACACTTGTACCATCTGCACCATCAGTACCGATATATGTGCAACTGAAAGTGTCTGTCTTATCGCCAGTACTCCAAGTTGTCGTTGTCTTAGTCCATAGAAATTTACCCTCGTACTTAGAAGGGTCGGGCATAACAGACGTCCATTCATCGTCTGTAGGCTTAGCCGAAGTTGCAGTAATAGCATACTGATATGTTGTTGATGCAATGGTAGGTGTCTTGCCGTCCTTGCCATCTACTCCATCCTTACCATTTGCTCCGTTCACTCCGTTTTTTCCATCTGTACCTTTTTCGCCTTCCTTTCCATCTGTAAGTACAGGCAGGTCAAGTGTTACCACGATGTCTTCATGGTCTGCTTCCTTGATGGTAGACTTTAACTTGACGGAAGTAATCTGATACAAATTACCAATGTCTGACAAAGCCTTATTAGGCAATAGCATCGTGTTGATACTGCCATCTAAGAGAGTATATTCCGCATATATCTGAGCATCCGTCAGAATCTCCAACTTGTTGCCTGTGCGCTTGCGAAGCGTGAAGGTAATATCCGTAGGAGTAGTGGTCAGAGTAGACGGATGGCGAGTGATATAAGCCACCGAAGGCACGATATCATACATAATCGTGATAGGATCAACGATATTGTCGGGAGTACCTTGGAATAGTTGGAAGTTGTCGGTATTGTGCATCACCTTTTCTGGGGAAATAATCGTTGTAATTATCTTCCACTGAAAGGGATTTATTATCTTGTTACCGTTAGCGTCCAAGCTGCCTGTGTAGTGAGGTGCGCCGAGCTTATGGTACATGGTGATAGCAGGAGCGTTATCTGTAGCACTATCCTCTGTAGAGGTAGACAGCTTAATTACGTTGCCATACTTCTTCCACTGAATTTGGTCGCCAACTTGTACAATCACGTCGTAAGGCGCAGGAGCATCAGGCTCTTCTTCGCCATCGTAGCCATAGAAAATTCTGTCAGCTATCTTATTGCCGTTATCATCTGCATCCTTACCCTCCTGTTCCAAGAATAAAGATGCAAGCGTCTTCATTCCATCATCGACAGTCACCTCAATCATAACATCGCCAAACACAAGCTTCTGCTTCTGCTCGTTGGCTAAGATTTGCTGAGCATAAGAAGGTATAGTCTGTATATTACCTTGAAACTCCTTTATATTGCTAAGAATGACATAATCGTAGAGCTTGCCATCTATCTTCTCTTGTCCTACTCCTACGACCATGCGCCAATAGTATCTGTTAGCAAGATTCTCACTCTCTCCAGCCTTTACATTAAAGGTCTGACAAAGTGCCATCATGCCAACATGCCACCAATTCATAGTCTTGGTAGTTCCATCATCAGCAACCGAATAGCACTTGTATGCGATTACCTTCTGTTTCGCTTCGTCGTAGATATAGCTAACCTTAGCAATCTGCGAGCCAGCATTACTGAAGATAGTCGTTCCACCCGAGTAGCTCACCTTGCGTATCTCTACGCTCGAAGCAAACATCCTCGTCCTTGCAGTCAGATAGTCAACATACAGATGACTCTTCCCATCATCACCCACATACAGGTCAAAGCCTTGCGCTCCGATGATTACTCTATCCGAAGGTGTACTATTCTTGTCATGCAGCCTATCAACGACAACATCAGCCAACTTTGCATCGCCATTGCCATTCACATAGTTCTCACCATTCTCACCAAATACTACTCCTTGAAGCAGGGTGAGCAAATATGGATCTACATCTTCTTTGTCTTTATGTATAAATGGAGAATTATCAAATTTGTCTAACAACGCAAGGAAAGCAGAGCCAATACGATTAGCTGTATTGGCATGTGTGCCTCGCTCATCGCGTATTTTAGTAAACAGATCACGAAGTGTTGAATTTGACATAATTAGAAAAAGATTAATTAATACATTTAAAACCTCCTTATCGTTCTATCTATAGTATTTTTGCCGTCGCTGAATAGCTGACTCAGATACGATGACACCAAACCATTATAAGTGGTACCATAATATGAAGCTTCAAATTCGTTCAGGCGATGGATAGAGTACAGATACTTCTTCGAGAACCAGTCACGCTTCTGTCTGTGGTGTGGATTTGTCTTCCAGTCCTTCAGAAACTTGAGGTCGCCACCGTTATCATGCTTATATCCATTGCCCACGCCTCGAGCCACATATATACCATACTCAAGGAAATGGTGCTCGATGGTGGTAACAGGACCAGGATGTACCACACCTTGTATCGAGCGGGCCAATGCTCCTGTATCGTTTACTGGTGGAGTGAATTGCATCATTCGCTCACGCCATATATCCACCATAAACTGTTGCCATCCATCCAACCATTTCTGATGTTCGGCATCAGTCATATTGGGTTTAAGTCCATTCCGATTCGTCATAGCATATATCTATTGGTTCCTCGTTTTGTATCATGAAGTACAGTCCTGTCACTCCGTTATATGAATATCGAGGCAACTCGGATGAGTAGACATTATTCAGCTGCAGGAATGTCAGTCGGTCGTCGCCAAGTTCGTCTCGATCGTGAAGCAGGCGAGAGTGAAACTGCCTGAATATCTGTCTGCATAGGTTCAACTTCTCTTCTCTGTCTATCATGTCGTCTATGCGATAATGAGCCAAGATGAATATCGTATATACATCTCTGCGGAAGTAGCCTACACCATTCGAGAAGGTCTGTTGCGAGGTGGTATCATCCACCATGATGAAGTTCTGCTGCTTCCTGAAGTTCTCCATCACTCCCTGTATAGAGTCTGGACCAGAGCAGAGGCAAGTATAAAACTTATTGTCTTGTGCCAGTCGGCTCGACTTGGCAAGCTGTGTAAAATATTCGAGAGCAGGAAAAAGGTCTTTTGCCATGGTAATATGAATTATATGTTATTTATTCAAGTCTGGATACTTACGTCTAAAGTCTGCTGCTTCCTTTGCCTTAGCATCGAGTTCTGTCAGCGCTCGCCAGCAGTCCACACGTTTCACCTCTGTTTCCTTCGTCACGTCGCCATCTGTCAGAGCTCTAAGCTGCAGGTTTATCGACTGCAGTACCGACAGTTCTGTCACGTCGTCGGCTGTAGCCTTACGGAAGAAGTTCGGAAAGGCTCTCGACATAACTAACTTGATATTGGCAAACCACGCTATCGTCGCCAGGCTTTCTTCTATTGTCAGACTCAGCTCGTCAGGTCGAGAGAAGTCAGGCTTGCGATATAGAAACGAGGCGAGCTTATCTATATGCTCCTGTTTCTTCGTCTCGTGGAATAGCTGATATTGCTGTTCCATACAGAGATACTCGCCAAAGCAGATGATGCGTTTATGTTCGGTATCTTCCTGCAGAAGCGGATGGACCGCCTGGAGTCCTTGGACAACATCCAACCTATTGCCCATATCCTCCGTCGAGTCCACCCAGCTCAACTGCTTAAGAAATGAATGAATTTGCCACGCCTCTATATAGAACACCTTCAGCTTCTCGCCCTCAGGCTTATAAGCACACTTCCAGCCATAGCGATTCTTCTCTATCACGCTGATGCCTGTAAAGCGCACAAACATATAAGTCTTAACTACCGTCATATCTGCAAAGGTTGCCATGAGGTAGAACACGTAGCGCAACTGTTCTTGGGTCAGTTCGCTCCACGACTGAGGAGCCTTTAATTCTATATTGATAGTCTTAGCCATTGAATACGAATGCTGATGAATCTTTAGTATTTTTGAAGTGCTCGATATGCGCAGCATCATAGGCTGCTGTCTCTGGATATATAGAGTATATCTCAGGGTTCTGCTCCACTTCGCGCTCTATACGTCGATAGAGTGGGGTAGAGATGGCTGCTTTTCCGCTTACGTTCCATTTGTCGGTAAAGTCGCATATCAGCTGCAGTATTCCTGCATACGGTGTCAGCCTGTCATGGTCATCGCATCGCCATGCATCGAGGATATCATCCATCTGTTCGTCCGATATTCTCAAGCGTAGCGATTCGTCTGCATCGATGATGGCTCGCTGCATAGCCTGCCAGTCTTGATACGACCGTGCCTTGGTTGCCATGGGCGAGAAGAAGAAATAATTCTCTGTATATATGTAGCGGATATAGTTCTTTGCCTGCATCGTCTTACCCCATTCTGCGGAGCGAAGCAAATCCACGGTCATAGCTCTTGCCCTGCATAGTGCTGTGCGTAGCTGTCCCTCGAGCGCATCCACTCTCTGCTTCGATGCAGGCGATATGGTGTCGTTTGATACGATGCCAAAACCAGTAGGTGTCAACACCAGGTCCAACTGTCTGAATACCGAGAGAAAACCATCCACACACACCATGATTTTATAATACTGCAGTAGTCTGCCATTCTCTCCTTCTTCAGCTATCCGCTTCAAGCCAGCTTCGCCAAGCAGATTGCTTGAGTAATTATCGTTAGCGATGTCTATTGCAGGCATCACACTCTCAAACACCTCGCTATGAGCTGAGCAGCCTACTGGCAGCGCTTGCTCGAAGTCTTCTTTAGATATTGTTATCGTTGTCATTGCTATTGCTATTAGAATTAGTAACCTTCTTGGCATCTTTGTTCTCATCGAGAGTGGTGAGCTGTATCATTGGCACATCCACCGTCACCTTGTTGCTCCATCCGTTGTAGTGAAGTATCAGATGGTATGGCTTAGTCAGTATGTCGTGGCATGGCTTCTCTATGGCCTGCTTCAGCGTAAAGAGTTCGCGCTTGTCGCTACCTGAATTGTTCATCTGACTCTTGCCAGGTGTGGCTCCCACCAGGTTAGGATGAATGCCGAAGGCGAAGCAGAGAGCATTCGAAGCTTCGCTCATATCGTCGCTCCAGTTGCCACCTTCCTTCTTGTTGGCATCGTTGAGTGGCACTATGCGCACCATTCTGTTCTCCTTGCCGTTTGGGTCTACATAGTATCCGCTAATCATAGCCTTGCCCGCGTTCTCGATACCTGTCACGAAGTCGATGATGTTCTGCTTCTCTTCCTCCTTGCGCTTTTTGCGTAGTGGCTCGTCTGATATTCCTTCGTTGTCGCAAACGTTGTCCCAATACTCTTCGTGCACTTCTATCTGTACTCGTGGAGCCGAAGTATTCTTAATCATATATCGTTTGCCGATACCTATCAAGCGATAGATATCAAACCAGGCATCTCGGAATATCGATGAGTAATATGGCACAGGATACATCTGGCAGCCTGGTGTTGCCATACGGCTCAATATAGCAAACTTGCGCTCCTTGGTAGGCTTATTCTTGAGTCCTGTCTCAGGATTAGGCATTTTGCCCATTCGCACCATCAGGTCGCCAAGCGGATTGAAATAGTCGAGCAATGGTATCACCTCAATCTTGCTTTCGTCAAAGAAACCGAGTCGCCAGTCGCCATAGAACACATGTTCCGACTTGCCTGAAGCTGTAGAACCTGCATATTCAAATCTGCAGTATGAGGCATCCTTGTTTCTTACCGTCACTATCTTTGTGCCGTCCTTCGATAGGATGATAACCGTTACCGAGAAAAAGAAGAACTTGAAGTCGGTCACCTGCTCGAGGAACACCTCCTGTAGCGAGTTGTAAAGACAGAAGTCGCGAATTTCTTTGTCGCTCACGTCTTTTCTCGTTTCTCTATCCACGAAGCGCACCCCCTGGCCATAGCACGACACGATGTTGAACTGCTGACATTGTGCCGTCACCATATTCTCCATCAGTTTCTTTCTCACCTCGTAGGGCAATTGGTCATTCCTGCCCCATTGCACATACTTATACTCTCGCTTCTTCACCACTATCTGCCTTACGCTCGATGCTCCTGGCTGATCACCGTCGTCGAAAACATCCATAGAGTCGCCACCATATTCTGAAGCTACAGAGTTGCCTTCCGACGACGAGCCTATTCCTGTAGGCACAATTCTATATTTGCGATAGCCGTCAGCATCTGCATGTTGCGATGTAGGCTGCAGGGTATTTTTGTTTTTGCTCATAAGTATATTTTTTGATTGTTTATCTGTATGATGAATATCTGGGGAATAGTACGCAGCTCTCGGTTCTTAGGATTTCTCAAGCGCATAAAACCTTGTCGCCATGCCACATGGTGCACAAGCCAGCCCTTGTAATGGACAATGGCGCCTGTTTCGCCCTTGTAAGCGTACACGTCTACAAGTGCTCGATGCTGATATGCTTGGTCTATCTGGCGCAGCATCTCGGTGAAATGGATAGCTTTCATTCGAAGGTATTGTCAAAGGTGTTGTCGAAAATTCTGCCTGCACGTTCCATATTCAGCACATTATGGTTACGCTGAGCATACTGGTATGAGAAGCTGAATCGAGGCAGCGATGTTGGCTTGTTGTCGTATTCCGACTTCGAGTCTGTTATTATCACCTCTTTGCCCACGTTCGGATTGCCATTCTTGAAGGTTACTATATGCACGTTCATCGAACGGAATAGCTCGTCCACCCAGTTTGCCATGGTGAACGACAGTATGCCTGTGTCGGCTTTGAACACTCTGGTTTCGGTAATCGCATAGTTGCGTTGGGTTTTGCCTATATACGCTTGCTCGCGTTTATACGATGGCGCTATGGTGTGTGTGCCTGTGCAATAGATTAGCTCTTCCACTCCGAACGAGTTGTCGAATACCAGAACTGGAGCGCAGTCAGGCTCATCAAAATCGATTGTGAACCGGAACGTGCGCTTTCCAGCCTGGACATCATAACATAGCAACGTCTTGCCTGCCATAGCAAACTGCTCTGCCGACACATCGAGTGTGGTATAGCGGTCGTTGCCTCCAACAGGCAATATAGAGAAAGATTTATTAGTGCCATCGTCATAGTAGGCTGTCACCTCTGCCTTGTCGGTACCGATATAGTGTAGATACTCCAGACGATGAAGACTCGTCACCTTCTCGCCCTCGAGCAATGTCAGATAGTGAGTATCTATGAAGTCTTGAGCAGTAGTGTTGATATCCACCTCGCTATATATGATATCTGCCTCCATGCTTTTTGTCGACATGATGGTCTCGTTGTCGGCATCCTGTTCGGCAATCTGAATCTTCAACTTCACCTTCAGGCGCTTCTTGGCATAAGGAGTGAGCAGACGGTCGAGTTCGGCAAGCGTGACCACACCTGCCAGCGGATATAGATATTCCTGGTATACCTGTTCGTCGTCTACCGTCATCGTCACCATGGCGCGGTTGCCACCTATCGAGAATTCCACATCGGGAACATTCGATGATAAATATGTGCCAGATATAGATTGAGTTATTGTTATCATCCTTTTATTCTTTTTAGGCAAAGATAGCTTATTCATTTAGCTGCATAAAATACACAAAAAAAAGCAGCACTCTCACGAGCGCTGCTTCCCTTTGTGTGTATCCTAACTCTCACGAGCTTAATACTTACACCCCTAAAACTCAAGTGAATCATATTCACTAAACCAATGTTTATAAAAAATGTAAAATAAATGTTTCCTTCTTGTTATTCTATATGGCTATCGTAGTAGCGGTAAATCATCCATTTCAATCTACCGTCCTCTGTAGGTACGAGTGAATAGCCATGGTCCACCAGATATTTGCTCAACAGTCCTTTGCTGATGTCGTACATATCTGATAGGTCATCAATAATCTCAGTTGTCGACTTTGGCTCTGGGACATTCATCTGACCTGTGATATCTTTCCCAGGTAGCGGACTGCGCTTGTCGAAGTAAGCTTCGATATATTCGAGCTGCATTTTCTCGTCTTCTTCTTCTGTCATGATTCTATTCCTAATTTTAGGTTTTGCAATATTTTACTCAATCTCTTAAGGTTAGAGGCCATATCCAGTCTGTGTACTGCCTCATTAAAGCTCAATTTATCGGGCGAAACGTCAAGATAATCGTCCACCGCATCCTCCAATAGTCGAATCTGCGCTTCCAACGTGTCTACATCTACCAAGACATCTAAATGGAGAGAGACAAACGCTATCTGCTCCTCCTTAGTCAGGTGTTCAAAGTCTTTTTCTATCAACCCTTTTATTTCTTTTTCTTCAGCCATTTTTATTTTCCTCCCTCATTTTTTTGTTGTCGTTGTACAATGATTTAATAATCTCCATATCGCCACCATGAGCTTTGTACTGGCTAAACAGCAGCGCACGCTCATTCTCGAGCAACACGTTGTTGCGAGCGTGCTCACTCTTCAGATGAGCCATTTCGCGGATGTGGTCGTTGTAAGCTCTGCGCTTCTTGTTAGCGAGTAACTTGTCGTCCTGGTCGCAGGCTTCTATCGCTTTCAAGTAAGCGTCTTTACTCTTCTTGCGGTCTGCAGCTACGATGGCTTGACTCTTCGATATTTCCTCCGTTAGCGAGATATATCTTTCGTCTTCATCCGTGCGAGCTCGAGCAAACGACTCACGATTCTTATTCATTCGCTCCACAATATCCAAGAGCTGAGCCTGCAGCTCCTGAAGAGTGAGAATATTGAATGTAGGCATATTGTTAGTTGGCATGGTTGTCCTCCTTTCCTTTAATGATGGTTACTTTACCTTTGTTTTCGCTAAGCCATTTTGTGGCAGCAATAATAGAAGGCATCATCAGTCGTCTGAAGTTCTCGCACTCCATAATCAGCGAAGCCATTATACCGGCAAGAGTGCCTTTTGCGCCACCTGTACCAAAATAAGAGATTTTGTCTTCGTTGTAGCCAAGGATGAGGAACCCACGCTTCTCGTTAGCCTCTTGCCACTTCTCAAGCTTCTCTCTCACCTCGTCTAAATTTTCGAAGTTTGTCATCTTCAAAGCTTCTTCCTCGCTAATCAGCTCGGCAGGCATCTTAGGAACCTTGATTTTCATTTTTCGCCTCCTTTCTCCATTTCGATGCGCTCTTCGTCTTTCAGCCAGTTGTCTTTATCCTCTATATTAAGGCGATAGACATTATAGCCCGCGAGTGCAACACAAAGCAGCGTAATGATTAACGATGTTTCGGCAGCAGCTGCTCCGAATAGCATAGCGATGAAAGCGAGGTTGACGCGGATGACCTCACGACGTGTGATGTCGAATCCGCATATACGGGTGAATGACTTGCTCTTGGCGTTGACATAAGCCTTGACGGCTGTCTTGAAGTCGATTGTTGCCAACGGGCGCAAATGAGCTGTGCGCTGGATTGATGCAGTTGTTTGCATAATATAGGATGTTGTAGCCTTATGCCCGAATCCGTCGGGTGCGGTCTGACGTAGGGGTACGAAAAAAGCGGCTCGCACTTCCTCGTCTGCTACAACATCCATGCTTTCCGCCACAAAGGGCAATAAAAACACGTGGAAGGCGAACCGCCGTATATTTTAATATGCATCTCCACACTATGCGGAGTGCTCCGCATAAACAAAGGGCGCACGTCCCTCGGTATCGATGCGGCAGTTATGGGCAAAAAAATAAGCCCACAACATCAAAAAAATAGTTGGTTGGGCTTGAACATATATCCTTGCCCTTTGTTTATGCGGAGTGCTCCGCATGAATATTGTAGCGATGGCAAAGGTATGCAATAAGATTGAAACGTGCAAGGATTTTGCGGAAAATTTTAAAAAAAGACAAAAAGAGTATTATTATCAATACTTTTATGGCTAAATATTTGTATATTAGTATTATTTTTACTACCTTTGCATTGTCAAACAAAAGCTCTTTGATATGAGAAAGTACAAAGTATCTGAAGTCATCAAGCTGCTGGAGCGAGACGGATGGGTGAAAATAGCTGAGAAAGGCGACCACAAACAATTCAAACACCCGGACAAACCAGGCAAGGTGACAGTAAGAGGGCAGAAGAGCGAGGTGCTTAGCCAATTTCTTCTGAACAGCATTTGGAAACAAGCGGGGTGGCGATAAGCTCCCCGCCACTTTCCGAGGTTTGACTAAAAAAAGACAACTAACACCTATATTGATATGGAAAAGATTATAGTAGAAGTAAGATGGTGCGACCATAACTTTGGAGCCACATTATCAGACAACGTACCAGGAGCCATCGTCGTAGCAGCCAAAACCTACGATGAACTGCAGAAGGAAGTGCCTGAAACACTCCAGTTTCACCTTGAAGGGATGAAAGCCGATGGCGACGAGATTCCGCAATGGCTCGCCGAGGGCGATTACGAGTTCGTCTACCACCTCGACACTGCTGCGCTCATACGATCGTGCGAGCGCTACGCCTCGCTTGCAGCCATTTCGCGCGCATCTGGAGTGAACGAACGACAGCTAAGCCACTATGCCAACGGACTTAAGAAGGCACGCACGCAGCAGCGCGAGCGCATAATAGAAGGATTGCACAGAATAGGACGCGAACTGCTGTCCATATCATAGAGCATATTTGACAATCACAGTAAGCCCGACCGCCATAAATGGAGGTCGGGCTTTTATATTTGTTAAAGAAAAAGCCCCGAAGCCGAAGCCCCGAGGCAAGTGTCTGTGATAAAAAACTATCGCTATAAAGCAATGCTCATGGAGCTAAGCTTGCTCGACATATCATTGAGCGCGAAGCGAAGGGTCTTCAGTTCTTCATCAGAGAACTGTGATGGTTTGCCGTTCACCATATTGCCGTTGAGCTTATGTGCAAGCCATGAGCGCGACTTCTTGAAATAAGTCTTGGCTATGTAAGCCATAGACACCATGTCCGTAATCTCGCCAAGACGCTCAGCCATGCGCATCTCCTGCACATCCTCGGCAGTCGTCTTGATAAGTCCCTCCAAAGCTTCAGTAAAAGCCTGTTCGTTCTCACTCCTTAAAGCGTTCATCTCAGCGGATACTGCTGCACGCTCCTCGTCGGTTGTTGCCAAGCGGTTGCGCTCAGCAAGAGCCTTAATCTTATCCTTATAATCTGTCATAATAATATATCTTGTTAGAATTGTTTTAGAAAAGCTCCCCCTCCCATTTAAGGGAGAGGAGTCTTTTTTAGTCATTCTTGATGTCATCTTCAAGTTGGTCGATTTCTTTTTGCGCTATCTTTTTGAAAGTGCTGGGGAACTTGTTCCAATACTCAAGATAGAAAAGCAAATCGTTTTCTTTGTCCTTAAGTTCCTTTGATTTTCTTTTTTTACTCATAGGCGATATGTTTTTTAACACAATGCAAAGGTAATAAACTTTTGTTGAATATGCAAGAAAAACACAAATTATTTTCAACAAAAGTTTAAATATATATTGTCGTAGCCAAAACATCGCAGACCGCAAAACAAAAAGCCCTCGATGCTTCACGCACAGAGGGCTAAAAGTGATCTCATGTTTATCAAAAATGAAATACAATCGTCATGGATGTCGACAGATTGTACGGATACTTGCTTTATTGAGGTTTTTGCATGAATATAGATGCGATAGACGCAACTCCTGCCAATCCGAATATTCCTGCAAACCAATTTCGATCGAGATATAAAGCATAAGCTGCAAGTGCCAAGGTTATACCTACGGTTAAGAATGCGAAGAACATCCCCCACCAATTCATACGTCCGACCTTATGCTCATTATAGCTTATGATTTTAAGTTTCTTCTCGTCTTGCTTATGGCGATGTTGCTGCTCTCGCTCTGAAGCTTTGATAAGAAAATCAACGATTTTTGGATTTACCTTTTGATATTCTGCTAATTCTTGTGGACTTGGTAAAATGTTGTCATCCACAGATACCGTCTGTTCTATTTGGTTACCTACCGTATCTCCATTAGAGATGTTGGTGTCTTTTATAGAGATAGAATGTTTAACCATTGCTTAAAATCAAATTGTTGAATGATATACGCACGTCGTGAGCAACATTGTTGCGGTCTTTTTTAAGATTGTCCAAATCTGTACGCTTATTAGAAGGAGATGAAAACATCTCATCTTTCAATGCTTGTATCTCTGGCGAATTTTCTTCGTAATTACCAGTAGATGCTCTGCGCAGAACTGAAAATCCATTTTTTATGAAATGGATAATGTTTTTAATGATGCCCATAATAGTATTCTCCTTATTGTTTATTTCTAACTGCAAAGTAACTGAAAAAAAACTGTTTCTACAAGTTTTTTGTGTTATTTTATTGTTTCTACCTATTGTTTTTGCTCGTTTTAATGCTTAAAACGAGCTATATAGATATATAAAAGCATGGTTTTTTACCTCTTTTTCCATAGCTGCAAAATTCAACCACCTTGTTTTCAATGAGTTATGTGGTTGAATTTTGCAGCTTGTGCTTTCTGCTGTCTTTGCAGCACTACACCGCCCTACGCCAAGTTGGCAATTGCCTCTTTCGCTCATAGCGGAATATGTAGTGAGATTTGCAACCATGTAATAGATTTTGTCTTGTCGCTCGTGGGCGGTTGTGCGAAACGTGAACATGGCAATTGCCAAAAACAAAAACGCCTCGAGACTGTGAAGTCCCGAGGCTGGTGTGCGTCTGTAAGCCAGCAGACGACTTGGTGTTCAATATGGGGCATTATCCCAAGCTTATTTAATACTATCAGCTGCCAAACGAATTCGGTTACTCAAATCTATCAAAGCACCTTTGAGTAGATACTTTTCTTCCTCAGAAAAATCCGTTGGTTTCTTATTGCCATCAATGCCATTAAGTTTGTGGTATAGCCACGAATTACTTTTACCGAAGTAGCGCTTAGACAAGTCAGCCCATGATATGGATATGAGTATATCCTTAAGCGTTGACTTGATTGTGCTTGTTGTAGTTGGGGAAAGAGTCATAGTTGCCATAATAATATCCTTTCTTATTTTTGGAGCCTCGCCACATGGGCGAGGCTCCTTTTTGCTTTCATATATTATTGCTTTAATTGAACAATGCAAAGGTAATACTTTTATTCGTACTATATAAATAAAATAATACTTTTATTCGTACTTTAACATAAAAAATAAATAAAGCCACCTACGCATCTGCGCAAGTGGCTTCGGTAAAAGATAATACTAATAACCAAAAATTATATAAGAGTTAACACATGGCAATTGCCAAAAACAAAAACGCCTCGAGACTGCGAAGTCCCGAGGCTGGTGTGCGCTGAAAGCTCAACAGCGACTTAGTGTTCAATTAAACGGCGCCTCAGTAGCCGGAGCTTTAATATTGTCTGCAGCTTTACGTATGCGGTCGGCAAGATCGTTAAGCGCACAATAAAGTTTGTCCGCTTCTTCAGGTGTGAAACCACCTACACCACCATTGCCATCAATGCCATACATCTTTTGCTGAAACCACGATACTGACTTATCGAAGTACGTACGAGAAACTTCACGCCATGACACAGCAAGGTAAATGTCACGCATACGCTTCTTCATGTCAACTATCTTCTCTTGTTTTTGTTTTGCTACTACTTCCATATTAATGTTATTTATATTATCTTTAATAGTTCTCCCCGAAGGGAGAACCGATTGTGTTTAGTCTTTTGGCATGTCTGTCATCCTTTGGAATAGGTCTTCTGCGTAGTCGAGAAGCTCTGGATAACCATTAGGGTAACTGTTGCAGTAATTGCGAATTGCCTTGATTAGTTCCTCTTCCTCTGAGGTAACATCCATCTTGATTGTTTCTTTTTTCTTCATATATAGCTTTATTAATTGAACACTACAAAGGTACTAATTTTTTGAATAGTATGCAAATAATTTACTAATTATTTTGTTAGTAAATGAAAAAATAAATAAAGCCACCTACGCATCTCGCGCAAGTGGCTTCGGTAAAAGATAATACTAATAACCAAAAATTATATAAGAGTTAACACATGACATTATCCTCCAAAAGTATTTGTAGTGCCACCTGCGCCTTGGAACACAGGCTTTGTCTCTGCACCTATGCAGAGCACATCGAAGGCATCAGAACCATCGGTGCGTGCTTCAAGCTTATCCTCCTCGGTCTCAGCCAGCTTCTCACCACGCTTATCTTTCTTGCCATTATATACTCCTGCAGAGGTAATGGAGATAAGCAGGTCGGTATTGTTGTCTCTATTGATGAGCACCTGCAGGTTGCCTCTGCCACGCAGCATCTTATTGATAAGCGCATTCTTCTCGATATGTCCCATTGGATTGCCAAGGTAGACATCTCTGACAGCCCAGCCCATGGAGCGTAGCGACTTGAGAACCTCTCGATGTGGGTCGTTGTAGTGAAGTCCCCAGTTGGTGCCAACCATGGTAGAGTCGTAGTAGAATATCACCTGTCTGCGACGATGGAAGTGATAGTACTTGCTGAAGTCTTCGAGTAGCTCAGGTATCTTGCGCTCGTACTTCACAAAGAATGATTTTATAATCCTCAGCTTGCCATCCTTCACTTGACCAACCACGAGCCAGTTGATAAGGTTGTTGCTGTCGAAGGCTATGAGTAGAGGCAACCTGTCGTCGCAGTCGGCATCCATTCTGCAGTCGTTAGGTATGATGCCACCTTCAGCATTATCGAGAGTGTGGAGGTTGAGCACCGATTCGTTAGGAGCGGTGTAGAGATTAACATCCTCACGCAAACTGCCATAGAAGCCATCTGCAGATACTCCCACTCGTTGGCACATTATGGATGTGGCAAAGGTTAGTGGAGGCAAATCACGCTTGGCTCTACGTATAAACTCTTCGCCCAGCAGGGCGAGATTCTCGATACTTGAGTATTCCTTGTATAGTAGACAATTGGAGCGGAAGAAGTTGAGTTGAGCATTCAGCTCGTCGAGTCGCTTGCTTATAGCATCGTGGAGTTCTGGACGCTTGGCAAGTTTCTGCTTGAGCTTCCATATCTGAAAGATTATTCCCTCGATTACCTTTACAAGTTCAGGATCTTGCTTATCCTTATAAGAGAGAAACCATGAGCCTTTCTTTGTGATAGGCATATCTGAAGTAATTGTCATGCCATGGTGGAGCGGAAAGTTCTTGAAGTACATTTCGTTTCCACGGTTGGCTTGGAAGGTTTCGTCCTTCAGCTGCTCATAGTCGATAAACTTTGCCTCGTCGATGATGAGATAGTCGAGCGACATAGAGTTGGAGGTGCCGCTACGATCCTGAGATATCACGTTGCACACGGAACCATTATAGAAGCTGATGGTATTCTCCCAGTTAGCAGGAGTGAAGATAGGTGTCTTCCAATGCAGGCGCTTCCATGGCTTTTTACCAACTACATAGTGCAAGTCGCGCTTGAAGCCCCAACGCTCAAGATGAATGAGCATTGAGGGAAGTATATTGGTAAGGCAGCGCTTAACCGATGGTGCAACAAAACCGCCCATACTTCCAGGCATTCCCTGAAAGCACGACTGCAGACGACGTGCCTGGATGGCTCCTTTGCCCACACCACGCCCGGCAACAATCACCTCGTCGCGTGTGTTCATTGCCAGACTGTAGTATTGGGCATCGTTGAAGTATTGTCGATATGGCTGCTCTTTATTGTCAATCATCGTCGTCTATTTTGTTCTCTTCTTTTATCTCTTCATAGTCTGCATCCTGCACCATGGTTGCAGAATAGCGCTTTTGTAGAGCTCGAATTCTTGCACGTAGGTCCGGAATACGCTCTATACCGAGAACTGTAGGGTCGTCGGTAGGCTCGAAGTTCTGAGGCACAATCTTGTCGAATTCAAGTTCTGGCTCATCATCCTTGTCTGTGCGATTGTTCTGTACCAGAACTTTCGAGAGGGCTGCTATCGAGCGGTAGTCGCCAGCTCGACGTGCTGCAGCAATATCTTGCTCAATAGATTTGTTAATCTTCCATCGCATAAAATCCTTGCTTGTTTGCTGCAGGTTGCCAAGCAAAACCTTTACGAGATGCAGATCCTCGTAGGCAAGCGACTTCGACACCTTGAACTGATTGATATCATATAGCACCAGGTCATTGTCCAGCTTCGATGGGAACTGCAGCCAGTAGGCATATAATCCACGCAATCGATGCAGGCGCTGCAGCACACCCTCAGCGACACGGAGCTCGCGAAGTTCCGAGTCGTCGAGAGTGACATAATGAGCATATTGGTCAAGGTTTATCGGTAGAGCCATAATTATATTGTTGAGAAAACATAAACGTCGGCACGCTCAGCCTGCAATGATTGCAGGCCGAGCGTGTGTAAGCCAGTACCGAGGTGGTACTGATAGGGAGCATCACTCAGCGGACGGAATAGACAGTCCAGCTTCATTGAGTTTAGCTTTCAGATCATCGCCTATAGGAGCGTTATTGGCAGTAAGAATAGCGACACGCTCCTGAACCTTAGCGAGTAGCTTGTTGTAGTCGGCAAGCTCCTTGGTGTTTTCGTCAGACTCCAACGACTTCTGGCGAAGCTCTATGAGCTTGCCGATATTCTTGGTGATGTAAGAGCGAGCGTTGGTGATATCCTTGGCAATGTCTGCAGGGGTATCGCCTTCAGCATTTGTTTTTGCTTCAGCATCATCGGCAACATAGTTGTCGTAGCGCTCAAGCTCACTCTTATACTTATACCATAGCTCTTTGAGCTGCTTGAGATACTCGTAGCGGTCGCATGGCTTATCAATGGTAAGCAGAGTATTGTAGAGCTGCTTGATGCGGAACCAGCGTTCACGGTTGTCTTTCCATACCGAAGCTACATCTTCAGGCAGAGTGTCGTGGTCGGCACGTATACCAGATGCTGCAGGCAGGAATTTTGCTTGAGTCTCTTCATCCTCAGCATTCTCGGCAATAAACTTAGTCTCTTCATCGATGGCAACCTTAACCTTAGGAGTAAGCTCTGCGCTCAGAACTTCGACATCTTGGATTGTCATCTCGTCAAGTCGCATACGCAGGAACTTATTGAGCTCGTATCTGATTTTGTTCTCGAAGTACTTAGGTCTTCGCATTATGGTCTGATACATAGCTCTGTTGCGAGTGAGGCGCAGCACCATCTCAGCACCTGCTACAAGAGAGTCGTGGTCGTGAGTTTCAGCAGCGAGCCACGTCTGCATATCTTCTGTGAATTTTTTGTCTATCATAATTAGAAATAATTAAAGGGCGGTCTTACGACCTTTGCATCGCATGACCGCCCAGGTAATATATATTGAGCCTATTGGTGAGGATTATCAGCAACAACGATTGGTAGACCTGTTGCACCAGAGATGTCGCCATCCTCTGTCTCGATCTTGCCAGGATAGAATGGTGCTGGATACTCGTCGTCGGCAACAGCCGAAATTGTGGTAGAGTTGGCATCTGTTGTAGCCTTGCCTGTAGCCTGCGAAAGCGAAAGCTCAGGAGTGAATGCTTCAGAACCTACCATGCGAGCCTTGCCATTGCGCTGAATGAAGAGATATACCATCTCATCGTTGTTAGCTTGAGCAATGTAGCCGGAAACTTCCTCTTCGGTACCAGGGATTACCGCAGTGCCTGTAACCTTAAAGGTCTTAGAGCCGAATGATCCCTGCGATTCAGCCTGGAGTTCAGATTCGTTAGGAATAAGTCCTATCTTATGCCACTTCTTATCAGTTGCGAGTACGAAGTCGCCTGCATATTTAGCTACGTCGGCAAGAGTCTTCGGAGCTTCAGTGCCGATGGTTGGCCATGTCATAATATCACGCTTGGCAATACCATACACATAACCTCTGACACCTGGTAGAGATTTCTTACCTGGTGAGAAACAAATATCGCCGTATATAGAATTAGCAGAAGTACATTTAGTCATATCTTTATTGTTTTATGAGTTAATGATATGCAGACAGACGAGCAACGTGGCTCGCCTATCTGCTTGAGTTTACGCCTTCTTACGCCAGTAGCGGAGAACCTCAGGAGAAACACTCTCAAACTGAGTACCGAAGAAGTAGTTCATAATGAAGTCAACGTCGTAGTGGTTGGTGAGCGATGGCTTAACCAAGAACTTCTCATCTTCTGTCTGCTGGTTGAAGAGGAGATAGATGTTATTCTTAGGTGTGAGGAGGAGGAAGTCCTTTGGCACGTTTGCCAATGGAACAAGCTCGACATTGCTTGCTCCTTCAAGAGTGCGCTTATCGTAGCTCTGATTGTATGGCAACGAACCATGGTTGACCTGATATGCTTCGGTATACATATGATAGGTCTGGTCGGCCATAAAGAGTTTGAGCTGCTGTGAGCGAAGCTTAGCTGCAGCTGCAGCATCGCCTGCCTCTGACCAGTAGAAGTCCTTGATGACTTCCTCAGCATTCTCCTTGGTGATTGACTCTGTTCCCTCAACGAGGTTGCCAAGAGCTTCAGAGATGAGAACCTTAGCAAGTTCGTTGGTACCTGCAGCGTCAGCATCGAGGATAGTCTTGAATCCGTTGAACCACTTTGCAGTCTTCGAGGTGTCGGTACCATCATGCTTAGCGGTGAAGGCATTCATAAACATGTTTTCGCCAATCTTCTTAACGAGATAAGCGCATACCTGATTGACAATAGGCACACTCTTCAGACCATCGCCTTTGGTGATGTTGCTACCCCAAATAGACTGATAGATGGCATTAGGGTCAATACCCTGAACTATATTGCCAAAGAATGTTTCGAATACACGAGGGTCGATGTTTACTGCAGCATCTTCGTGCTTAGTCTTCGAATAGTTGCCAATTTCAGCTGATGCTGACATCTGAGAAACGGTCTCTCTGTATCGAATACCTGTGCGCACGTTGCAATGCTTAGCAAGAGCTGCCATGGCAAGGAATGGCATAAGAATGAAATCCTTGCGGTAGGTCTGGAAGGTCTTCGAGAGCTCGGAAGCTCCATATGTTACATTTCCAATTTTAATTTCTGCCATAGTTTACACGTCTTTAATGCTGTTATACATATCCTGTGCGGTGAAGCTGTTCTCTTCATTCGCAGGATTCTCGGTTGTGGTGGCACCTGCAGAACCTTTAAGATTCTGAATCTGCTCATCCTTCTCCTTTGACTCTTTCTGAGCCTGAGAGAGCTGAGCTTTGAGGTTGTTGATGGTATCGTCTTTATCTTTGACGGCTTGAGAGTTGGTTTTATCCTTCTCCTCAAGATCCTTCAAACGATCATCGATACTCTTCAGCTGCTCCTGAGTGAGAGTGATATTGCCCTCATCATTAGTCTGAAAACCGTCAATGGCAAGCAACGCCATGACTGAAGCAAAGATTTTAATCATTTTATGAGGTTGTTTTGGTGCGTGTTGGTTACGGAAGAGGTTCTTAAGCTGCTCACACGTCTTCTCGAGAAAGCTCGCGGTTGGATTGCCATTGCCATCAACAACTGACGAGATGCTTGGAGTAGCATCTTCTTGCAGAGTAGAAGGTAGTGGCGGTATACCTGCATCCTTGAATATGTTAGAATATGAGTTGACAAACTGATTGGTATGCTCGGCTGCAGCCTTCTCTGTCTCCTTGTCTTCACGTATGCTGTCAACAAGTCCGAAGTCTTTAGCCTGCTGAGCGCTAAGCCAATTGCCTTTCTTCATCTGAGCAAGACACTCGTCGATGGTTTTACCTGTCTTGTCGGCATACATCGATGCCAGAACATCGTCGAAGGTCTTGAGCGATTCACGCTGAGCCTTGAGCTTCGCAATGTAGCTATCTATCTGTTCCTTGTTGTTCTGCTCATACTTATCGATGAGGACAGAAACATTATGAATAAGGAAGAAACTGCCTTTTACGATATCGATAGTCTTGCAGCCAAGCATGGCAATGGTAGATATCGAAGCATTCATACCAAAAGCATGAGCATGAACGTTGCCATGGTCCTTGAATGCCTGGTTTATCTCTAAGCCATCTTTCACAAACCCACCCAGAGAGCAGAAGCCGACATGTACTTCCTTGCCTTTGTTCTGATTGAGCACATAGCGAACATAGTCAGCAGAGCAGCTACCCCACCAACTACCAATTGTGCCAGATATTACGAGATTATATTCCATTTGACTAATTTTCTCGCAAAGTTAACAGCTCAATTAAGCTATCGAAAATACTGCTATTCCAATATATAATAAGGAAAATGACTGCTTTTATAGCTGATTACAACCTCGTTTAGCTGATTGTCTTTGACTGATTCAGGGCAGTTCTTCGTAATCTCTACAGTTGTATATGGTCTGCCTTTGAAGCCGACGAGTAGTTTAGTACCATCAATTAACGTAACCTTGAAGCCGAGTTGTTTAGGATATTGAGGAAGATTATCAGCCGTATACAACTTGATAGTCGTAGACACAACCATGTTGTTATCTTCTATTTTTGACTCAGACACCAGTGAAGGATGGCTTTTGACACAGATTTCTTGCCACTTGATATCTTGTGACAGTCTCACATGCTCATCTGGACAGACAATAGTACCAAGAATTTGATTAGAGTCGGCATAAGCTATCGACTTGACAATTTTGCTATACTTCATATTATATATAATGTTAGATGGTTAGATAATCATATCGAACGGTGGCGAACACTACGGCAAACTTTGTCCGCACGAATTATAGATTAATTAACGCTTTTTTTCTTGCGTGCGAGATTTTCTGCGCAAGTCGATACCTGCAGGGAGGTACGCTCTGCGCATACGCTGATATCTCATCTTGAGTGTATAATCATAATCGGTACTGATACCATTCGCCTCACACCAAGCACGAACAGCTGTCAACAAGGTGCATTGACTAAACTCCTTTGCCGACAAATCGCTCCATAGCTGTAGGCGAAAAGTATTCTCGATAAATTCTGCCAACAGTTTGCAGCCATGGTGGGAGAGATAGTTGTATGTAACTACAGGCTTCTGCTTAGAGTCAGGTATACAGATGGCAACCTCGTTGCCACGTCGCAGAACTGGAGTAGCAGTAGGCTGAGGAATAAGGAGACGACGGATGCAAGCATTCTCTGCAGATTGAGCAGGGAAGACTACTGGATTGCCATAATGGTAATGAAGCCATTGCGCCAAGAATGGTTTCATCTCAAGATAAACGAGGTACTTAGACATGTGGTGAGGTTTAGAATAGATTGTGTTCGTAAGTTCCTTGCAAAGATAGGGGTTTTATATTAAATAACCTACTTTATAAGGATATTTCTTATTTTATTAGTCTTCTCTTCCTCTCTCTGTCTCTCTCTTCTCTGAGTCTGATATGATTTGCTACGAAAAGTTTGTGAGAATGTGAGAATGGGGAAAACCGCTCAAAACCTTAGTGTTTATGCGACTTTGGGAGAATTGCAACTTACTAATCACATTTTGTGATAGCAAAAAAAGTTTGTGATAAACTATATAGAAGGAGGGCATCGAGCAGCTTATCACAACTTTGAAATTTTTGTGATAGGTTTGTGATGCAAGTTTGTGATAAGTTTGTGAGCGCTGAAACCCCTTTATTTACTATGTTTTTTGTGTTTTTCAAACTCCCTGTTACAAAATCACAAAGTTTTTGTAGTAAAAATGAAAGGGGGAAGGGGGATGGCAAAGACGGCATGCCGTGGCAAAATATGCTTTGTCAATAAAAGTGACTTCGGATATTTTATCGGCTGTTTGTGGTAATGAAAAAAAGCGGTGCTGCAGATATTACTCCACAACACCGCACATTTGCGAATATGAATATGATTATGACTAGAATGGTTCTTCAGAGTCTCTTTGACTTTCGAGATACTTGGCTTGCTCTGCAGCCTCTGTAGCTTCTGCAGCTTTGGTTGACTTCAGATATATCATATCCTTGGTCTTCTTATTGCCTGGAGTAATCTCGATGCTGTGCTGAATACGCCCAGAGCTATTGCATAGTTCTTCAGGGTTTAATGCCTCTATCCATGGACAGAGACTGGCGAATGCCTTAAGCTTACGAGAGAAGCTTTGCATGGTTATCTTGTTAGTGTTGGCAAAGCTACGATATTCGTCGAATACCTTGTCACGCTGAAGAAAGGTGTCCAGGTTTTCGCTATCCTTAGCGAAATAACCATAAGCCCAGTCTTCGAAGTTCGTTCCCATCTCTGCCTTGAATTTACGCTTTACGATATTAGACATTGGTGGCATGGGTTTGATGGGTTTGTCGCTTATAGATAGGTAGAAGCGACAACATTGAAGCCAGAAGTTGATGTCGTCCATCCATTCGGCTTCGCTATAATCTTTGGCGTATAGAGTTTTATCGAAGTCGTCGTAAATGCTGCGAGTCTCGAGATAGTCGTTATCTTCAGTTTTTTGATGATAATAATCAGAGAACACCATGTATATTAGACGAGCTTCTGAAGATGGATCAAAATCAGAAGGCACGTAGTTAGTCGTAAAAGCCAACTTCGGACTGTCCTCAAATGGAATAGTGAACGATTGATTGTTCTTTGGATTTACAGTCATATCGCTCGTGATGTTATCGTAGAATAGACCCGTGTTGAAGTATCTATCACAGTCATCGAAGAGAAGCAATTGTGTATGCTGATTCACCTGGTCGAACACGTGAGGGTTATCCATTAGTTTAGGATTACGACCTGAGAGCTTTATGGTCTTCATTAGCATAGACAGAACCTTGAAGAAAAACGACTTACCACTTCGTCCATTACACTCGTTTTCTTCGCCTATTTTATTGTCCATTGCCATAGGTGCCCAAGCTCGCTCAGGAGACTTGAAATGATGCATCATATAGCCGAATGCAAATATCTTATTAATAAGGTTTGCTTTTTGTTCCTTAATCTCTTCAGGTGTAAGACTTACGCCCTCGATATCGAAAGGATGCTGCGCATGATATTTACTCATGGCGTCGAGATTGCCATCGAAAGCATATTCCATTTCCTTACGCCAGTAGATACGGCTGGTATTAATGAGATACCCAAAAAAATGACTTTTTACATTTTTGATTTTGATATCGAAGATGTCTTTGCCTTTGTCATCTTTGGTTCGGATAATTTCGAATGCGTCTTCTCCTTTCTTGTATTCGTGTTGGATTACATTATTCTCCCACACATAGTTATGCAGGTCGTCAGAACCTGGTGTATACTCTCGTATGCCATCATCGTCAGGTGATGTTGGTCTGGTAATCTCGATAGTCTTGTTAGGAAAAAAGAAAAGTTGGCTCTTAGCTGTATGAGACGTAAAGTCGAGGTCAATCTCTTGCAATGATTCAAGACTGGCTGGAGAGAATTTAGGAGAGTTGAGGATTAAGTTAAGAACCTCAAGGTCTTCGTATCTCTCACGAACCCACGAAGCTGCAAATTCTCTGATATCCTTAACGGTGATACGCTTCACAATATTACCTTCAAGACGAACATATTGAGTAATGGTTGAATTCTCGTCATGCAGAGCATAGAAACCATTCAGCTGAAGGAAATTGTAGAGATATACAGTGTTAATCTCGTGCTTCAGCTTTCCGTCCTTGTTACGATAGCTAACCCAAAATTTAGCAGGCATAGCCACCTTGAGTAGATTGTTGAAGTCTTTTTTATCTCGTCGAATCTCCATCCAGTCGCGAAGATCCTTGCGCGAGCGACCTCGGTTGTCTTTGTATGTGCTGAGCCAAGAAGGTAGCCATACTGTACGGATATCGA